AATGAGTATGACCTAAGCACGGCATGGGATGTCAGCACCGCTACATTCTTGCGTGTCTCTGCCACTGTAGGAGAGACTGCACCGAGTGGCTTGTGGTTCAAGGACGACGGCACCAAGATGTACGTTATAGGTCAAGCCAATGATGCCGTGCGTGAGTTCACGCTGTCTACTGCCTGGAACGTGTCAACAATTTCTTTTTCTAAGTCACTCTCGATTGGTTTTGAGACTGCTCCAACGGGCGTCACGTTCAAAGACGATGGCACTGAGATTTATGTCCTAGGTCGCACCAATGACTGTGTTTATGAAATTCAGTTAGGTACAGCTTGGGATACTGGCACCGCAAAAGGTTTTACTTATGTTGGCGGTACTGAAACTACACCAAGAGGTCTTCATATTAACAGCGACGGCACACTTTTGTTTTTAACTGGCGGCAGTAATAGCGTCCGCAAATACACGTTATCAACCGCCTATGAATTAGGCACGGCAACGTTATCCCAAAGTTTTTCAGTTACTGGAAGTTATGGCATTCATGTAACTGCAGATGGATTGCGGATTTATGTGACACTAGATAGCAATGCAGCAAACCCTGCGGGCGGCAGGCAAGTTCGACAAATTACGCTTACATCTCCGAACGATTTAACGACAGCAACACTTAGTACAGTTGAGTTAATTCCTTTGCTTGGATTAACTGGAACAGCAAGCACTCCATGGGGCGTCCGCGTTTCTCCTGACGGCACTCGCATGTTTGTGTTATCTGACAGCACTCAAGGTATGTACCAATTCTCGTTGAGGTTTGCATGATGCTCTACTCTTACCATACCTGTTGGCCCCAGGTTTTACCTTTTCGTATCCGTTTAAGCGATGGTTCTACACGTACAGATCCATCTACATTTACAGCAGAAGAAATTGCAGATGCTGGATACACTGGTCCGTACGTTGAACCTGCTTACAACCCTGAAACAGAAGTTTTAAACTGGGATCCTTATACTCTTACTTTTTATATCACTCCGAAACCACCGGAACCACCTGTTGATCCCATAAGTGAGTGACAAGATTCAGGCTACAGGAGCTTTTGATCCTTTAGTAGATGAATACTCATTCTCTATCTGTAGTGGTTCTCTTGTCGTTACGTTTGATTTCTTAAAAAAGGATGACATTGAACATTTAGTTTCGTGTCTTTCTTGTATGCTGGTTGACGACGAATCAGCCAACCGATGAGCATTGTTGAACTTGTTTGGGCAACGCCAGATGCCGAAGCACTGATCACAAAGATGGCTCGCGTTTCAGCGCCAGCCAATGAGAACAACATGGAGACTGCTCCTAAGTTGCTCCATTATCTAATTAAACATGCTCACTGGTCGCCATTTGAAATGGCAAACATGTGCGTAGAGATTCACACAACGCGTGCAATCTCAGCGCAGATCATCCGTCACCGTTCGTTTTCCTTCCAGGAATTCAGTCAACGCTACGCAGACATCAACCTGTTAGGTTCAACTTATGTGCCGCACCTGCGTCGCCAGGATACAAAGAACAGACAGAATTCTGTTGATGATCTTGATGCGGAGATGACCGGTCAGTATTACCGGCGCATCAGTACTCTTTTTGAAGAAGCTGAACATCTGTATAAAGAGATGGTGAGTTCAGGTGTCGCAAAAGAATGTGCACGTAACATTCTTCCGCTTGCTTCTCCAACCCGTATCTATATGAATGGGTCCTTGCGTTCATGGATTACTTACATTGCTCTCCGTGAAAAGCACGGTACACAAATGGAACACATGCAGATTGCAAAGGACGCTAAGAAAATTTTCTGTGGTCAGTTTCCTACGATTGCAGAAGCTCTTGGCGGCACTGAAGAATGGACAATCTAAAGAATAAAGTATAAACAATTAGTAACACTTAATTTCCTGGGCATCCTTTGGAGTAAGTCCCAGGCTTTGTTGTATTTGCACACACCACGATGGACAACAAACTACCTAAAGTTCCTGAAAAAGCGCTTGAAGCTTTGAAGGATGGCATTCAATCTGTTCTTGATTCTAAAGATTGGACTGGTTTTCTTTCTGCTATACGGTGCATACATGACTATAGTTTCAACAATAAGTTGTTGATCATGATGGCGCAGCACAAGCGTGGATGGGCGTTTAGTCCATTTGTTGCTGGTGCCAGGAAGTGGAACGATAAGTTCAATCGGCAACTTAAGAAAGGTGAGTTCACCAATCCCATCTGGATCCTTGCTCCAGTACTCATTAAGAAGACAGATGAGAATGGACAGGTCCTCTGTCGTGCGGATGGAACGCCAGAGCAAGTGCCGATTCGCTTTCGTGGGGTGAAGGTCTATGACCATCATCAAACAGAGGGAGATCCAATCCCTGAACCAGACACCACTGGCATGATGGCACAGCTAGAGGGAGACATTTCCTCGCATGTCATGGATGGTATGGTTGCTGTCGCAAAGCGCCGTAGCGTTGAGGTGCAGCGTTGTTCTGCAGCTGATCTTGGTTCTGCTTTAGGCCGCTGCTGGTTTGCCAATCAGGGCCGCGCCAGCAAGATTGAGATCAGCTCTGAAATCAATGAGATCACTGCTGTCAGTGTCATGGCTCATGAGCTAGGTCACGCCATCCTTCACAACCGTGATGAGTACCAGGAACATGACTCTTCCTCCATCAAAGAACTGGAAGCTGAGTCAGTTGCTTATCTGGTTTGTTCTCATTACGGCGTGGATCTTGGTCGTCGCAGCTTTCAGTACATTGTTCATCACAACACTGCATCTGATGATGTCGTTGCAGATCTCTTGAAGTCCGGTGATCGGATTTTCCGTGCCTACGAGGAAATCATTAAGACCACTGATGACTACCTCACGACAGAGCCAGCTCCAGTGGCTCGACAATTGTTTGTTAGTACTTTATAATTTCTTTGGTTCTGATCAGACCCTCGTGGCCGCGAGAACGTCCGGTTACTTTCAGGCGTAACTGGATACCTGATATCACAGAGTGGAAGCTGTGATGTCAACGATGAAGCAGAAAGAGGAATGGGGGCCGACCCTCATTTAAAACCCGTGAACGGGATCCTCTTTTGTTAAAAATTTTTGCAGGGGCGCAACCCCACCGATAGCTACACGGCAGGGCTGTTCACTTACCAGCAGAAGGAAACCACAAAAACTTCTGCTCCCCAGGGCCTGACGTGGTTCTTCTACGGCCCCTTGGTATAATAGGTTCTATGTGCTTTACAAAAACCTTACCATGGCCGTATTATGCAAACCCAAGATCATAGGAACAGTAGCCTGTGATTCCGGTTCAATCGCTCTTGTTGACCCGTCTCATCTTGAAGTATCGAACGCAGATACTGTTCAGCTTCCTCATTGGAATCTGTTTACTTCTGTTGATACTGAAATGGGGGATGGAGAATTTGTTGTTTACGCTCAACGTGACAACCGTGGTTGTTTGCGTCGAGTCATCATTGAAATTGAATGATTTCTACTTACGTCTTTCTAGTCTGGGTTCTTATTAATATCATCTTTCTATTTAACTTTACGCTTCCGGTTGGTTACCTTGTTATTGTCAACCTGTCCTTTATAGTAGCCAGTATCCTTTCGGACACTGAACCTTCTAATCGGATATGAGCAACCTGCTTGACCCCAGGCGCGAGCCCAATCGCTGGCTTGCTGCTATGTTTGATCACCTTCTCCAGGTTGGCGATGCTGACTCTCTTGATTCTCTTCGTTCTGGTTATTATCAACTTTGTAATGTTGTTGAGCCTGGTTTGATTGACAGTCTATTTCAACCTTGGATTGAAGCATATCTTCAAGGACTCCAGGAAACGGATGAAACAGAAAACATTCAAAGTATCCAGCGTCCACCGCAGGGGCTAGAGGATCTGCCGGAACCACTCCAATAATTTCCCCTAACTCATACAACGGTTCAGAAGCGTACGGTGGTCTGTGCCACCAAAACTTTAAGGCTTCCCAATCTACTAACCAGTCCGGGTGGTATGCCAACCACCTGGACCATGCTTTAAATTGTTTTTCTGGATGCCTTGAAGTGCAATCTAAGTACAGACAGTCACCAGGTTCTATTTGCCAGCGTGCTAACAACAGGTGTTTAAAGCCTCGATTGATTGATTTGAAACCACCCTTGCCTGTTAGGTGGCTACGCATGTTGCTAGCACGTTTGTTTTTTTTATTTCGATACCAATCGTTAAGTTGTCGTTTTGATTTACTAATAGCATAAGCTACACGCCACACCCAATGATTACCGGTAAAGCAAAACTCTGGTGTTAAAAAGAGTTTGCAATACTGATCATTGATTTTAAACGTAGTAGTGCTACGCTTTCGGGATACTCTATAGGTCATGGCGTGGACGATCTTATCATTGCTATCCAACAAGATCCCGAATTATGGGAGATTGTTGAGAAGCTGAAAAGTCCTGATGAAGATCTAGAAGATTTCCTGCTCAGCATAGCTCATATGCTATCCATTGAGTTTCAGGAGCTTCATAAAACAGATCTTTCCGATAAACTTGCTTCTTTATTCGGTGGTCTTCCTAGTAAGTCACTGATCATGGCACCGATGCTCCTGCACATTGCACTGGACATCTTTTTGATGCGTGCCATTCCTCAACAAGAGGAGGGGTGATATGCAACACGGTTATGTTCTTTGTAACTATGATCTGTCTCAGGTGTTGTGTCTGACGCCAGAGAAAGATGGCGTGGTCCTGCAAGATGTGAGCAGTACAAAAGTACTCAATAAAGCGATATGCTTGTCAGACCTGACTGAAGCTAAGAATGTTTTACAAATGCTTCAGAATAAAGAGATGACAGGCGATCTTGAGATTGTTAATGTGGCACGACTGTACAAGAAATTCTTCTAAGGTGATCTCAGTATGAGACTTGTTCTAGACCTTGAGAGTAATGGATTGTTGCCAGTGATGGACACGATCCATTGTATTGTTCTGCGTGATCTAGATACAGGTAACATCATTAGCTGTGCTGATCAACCTGGTTATCACAGCCTTGAGATGGCCCTTGATTTTATAAGAGAAGCCACGTTAATTGTTGGGCACAACGTTATCAAGTTTGATATACCTGCCCTTAAAAAAATATATCCAAGCTTACAACTTAAACCTAATGTTGAATATTACGATACGTTAGTTGTTAGTAGGGTTATGTGGCCCGAGTTAGAGCCTGTTGATGCTGCTAAGTTTTCACATATCCCACGTAAATACTTTGGTCGCCACAGCTTAGCAGCCTGGGGTGAGCGCCTTGGCGTAAGCAAGATTAACTTCAAAGAAGAAAGTAAAAAAGATAACGATGAAGTAGAAGATGTGTGGGAAAGATGGACTCCTACAATGCAAACATATTGTGAAGGTGACGTAGAAGTATCGACTAGACTATATGAATATCTTTCCTGCCAACAGCTTGACCCCAGGTGTCAGCAACTAGAGCATGAGTTTGCTCTGGTCATGATGCAGCAGGAAACATTTGGGTTTCCCTTCAATGAAAAGGCAGCCTATGCGTTGGTCAACACGCTCAAAGCTCGACGCTCTGAGCTTGAGGATGAACTGCAAACAACCTTCCCGCCAATCGAGGAAGAACGCTGGTCGGAAAAGACTGGCAAACAACTTAAAACAGAGATTACAGTATTCAATCCTGCCTCCAGGACACAGATCTCGCAGCGGCTACGAGCTAAGTACCCTGAGATTACATTTGAATCCACGAAAAAGGGTAAGCCCAAGGTGGATGATGACGTTCTGGAATCTCTTGGTCAGAAATATCCAGAAGCTAAGTTGTTGGCTGAGTACCAACTCTTTAACAAAAGGCTTGGTCAAATCGCAGAGGGGAAGGAAGCGTGGTTAAACCATTGCAGGATCTATAACGATGGCCGTATTCATGGCGAAGTTATTACTAACACTTGCATTAGCGGCAGATGTAGCCACAAACGGCCCAACATGGCCCAAGTCCCCAGTGTTGGTCACGCTTTTGGAGCTGAGTGCAGGGCTCTGTTTTATGCTCCTGATGGTTGGTTGTTGGTTGGTGCTGATGCTTCTGGACTCGAACTCAGGGCGCTAGGCTCCTGGCTTGCTTACTTTGATGATGGTGAGTACGCCAGGCTAGTCAGCACTGAGGGTTTTGATATCCACACATACAATGCCAAACTCTTTGGGATCTACGATGGTGTAGGCGAGATCAGCAAGGCTACCCGTGATCTATCGAAGCGGCTTATTTATTGCATCTTGTATGGTGGCGGTGCAAAAAAGACTGGATCCATTATTTCTCCTGACGAAGGTGAAAATACCCAGTACCAGCAGGGTAAGAAAACCATTGATACGTTCTATCGGAATCTACCTGCTATCAAGAAGCTTAAAGATCTCATCGAAGAACGCATTACGCAACGCGGTTATCTTACTGGTATTGACGGCAGACGGTTACAGATTCGCTCTAAACATTCAGCCCTCAACCAACTCCTCCAATCGACGGGAGCGATTGCGGTAAAGAAAGCAACAACAATTCTTTATGATGATTTAACTAATGAAGGATTAGTCTTTGCAAAGGACTGGGGATTTGTTGCACACGTACACGATGAATATCAGGCTTTAGTTAAGCCTGAGTACGTTGATCTTTATACCAAGCTAGCTATTGATTCGTTCCGTAAATCTGGTGAGTACTTTCAGTTGAAGTGTCCACTTACTGGTGAAGCCAGGACAGGTAAGAACTGGCAAGAAACTCACTGATTACTTAGATTCAACTTGGAAAGGACCACCATATCCTGTTCCTTTCAAGCGATGTTTAGATTCATCGTATCCATATTGACGCAAGCTTTGCTCTAGCCCACTGTAATCACTTCCTCTAAAGCGATCTACAACAGGATCAATCACATAATCTGTGACAACATCTGCAAGTTTTTCTGCGCCGCGACCAGCTAATTCTCCAATAACTCCTTCAGTAAAACCACGCGTTGCTGGTGGTCCTGCATAAGTTGCAAATGCGCCACCAAGTAAACGACGGCCTTTAGGTAAACCTAGCTCACCTGCTAATCTAAAAGCGTTACGAGTTGCCAATGCTTCTTCTGCAAGCGTGTGTCTTATGCCAGGAGAAGTTACATTGCTTAAAAGTCCTTCAAGTCCAGCTTGCCATAAACTTCTGTTTTCATCTTGAGAATTTCTGCCTGCACTTAAACCACTGATAGTTCCTGGTTCAATATACTGTTTTCCATATCGTAAGTTGCGTTCTTTTTGCGCAAGACCTGGATCAGCAAAGTTAAGAGCGTGTCCAAACTCATGCAAAGTAACCGGTGCTGAATATCTAGCATAATTTTTTAGTTGTGGTTTTTCATCCATTAATTTATTGAAACGTTCATCTAACTCAGGTTTGCTGCCCCAAGGTAGGCTTTGAAGATCCTGCATAATAGGTGATATTTTTTCATCGAATTTTCCAAGA